CTTGAGGCGGCGTATCATCGAGCGACAGCCGAGAGAGACGAAGCGCGGCATCAGGTGGCGGTGTATGAGGCAAAAGATGATATGTATCGCTACGATAAACAGTTGGATGAGGGGGAATAGATAGAGCCATGACATACGTGTTAATTGTTCTTTGGTGCTTAGGAAACTCAACTTATACCGGCGTTGCCATGCAGGAGTTTAGCACGGCGGCACAATGCCAGTATGCCGTAAAGCTCATAAAAGAGCGCGGCGGCGTCAATGATGCTTTCTGTATCAAAAAGTAGGCCCATTTAATTCAATCTAAGGAGGGAAGCAATGGCTAGACCACATGTTCAGTTTCGCCTACCTGAGTCACTTTATCCCCACGTCCTCGCTTTCAAGGCCGAGCATGGCCTTAACGACACCGGAGCCATGGTTAGGATGATAGAGTCGTTCTTTGGCGTCGGCAATCACGTTAAGCCCGAGCGCCTCCCCAAGACCCCCAAGAGAAAGGCCGCATGGTCGCCGCTGTCAGCGCATACCAAGGCGCGGCTGACGGTGCTCAGATTTCTTGAACACAAGGGGGTAGCAACGACATCAGACCTTGCCGCCGCTACGGGGCAAATGACAGGAAACGTAGCCAAGCGCGTCAAGGAACTTGCTGATGAAGGATACACCATGGAAACCGGCGAATACCGTAAATCCAATGACAGCGGCAAAATGCTTACCCTCTGGAAAAGAAGCGCAAAACCCTTTCTTGTTTTCACTTAAACCTTGACTCTGCCCCCTTTAAGGTGTACGCTGTTTCGCAAATAAGCCTTAAAGGGGGAACGCATGAAAGTCTGTCCGAAATGCGGTGGCACTGGCACAATCCAAGATGATAAAATCTTGGGTGCTCAATTGAAAAAGAAGCGGGAAAAAGCTGGCCTGCCTCTCCGTGAAGTCGCACGGCAAATGGGATTGTCAGCATCCTATATTTGCGACCTGGAACACGGGCGCAGAAGCTGGTCCGCCGATCTGAAAAAGCGGTATCACGGGGCGGTGGATCATGGATAAGAATATACCTTACGGTTACTGCCACTGCGGATGTGGTAATAAGACAACGCTGGCTAAAGAAACTTCTACCAGGGCCGGTGTGCACAAAGGCGAACCTTACAGGTACTTGCCCAATCACTATAACCATAAAGGGTTTAGGATAAAAGCAGGCGGCTATGTGAAGGTAAAACAAGTCGGCCATCCGCGTGCAGATAGTCGTGGTTACGTTTTTGAACACATCTTGGTGGCTGAAACAAAATACGGTAGGCTTATTGGACGGAACGAACACATCCACCATTTGAATGAAGTCAAAAACGACAACAGGCCAGAGAACATCGCTGTCCTGGCAAAGAGCGCCCACCACCGAGTCCATACGGGTAAATTAGCTCTAGAAAAAAGCGGTACCCACGCCACGCCGGAGGGGATATGACTCTTCGGGACAAGGTTGTAGCCTTTCAACTTTCCTTTTGCTGCGCCATTCTCGACCGAGTGCGCCGTGACGAAAAGCCCAAGTCAGCACGGTGGAACGCCGTCAACAACATGGAGGAACGGTTTCAGCGGTTGCTGGACATGTACCGCGCTGAGGCCTGGCAGGTCGAGGACATTGAAAAAGCGTCGGCGCTGTTCGATACCATGGAGCGCAAGATCAACCGGCTGTTCCCGGTGGGGAAGGTGAAGCCATGAGCACTAAGAAATGGACTCCCCGACTCTGCCCCGAGTGTGAAAGCCAATGGCTCCCCAAGGGCCACCGCACCTGTACCGCCTGCCAGGAAAAGAAGCGCATAGCCAACAACAAAAAGCACTGCGCCCTCGCCAAAGAGGGGCGCGAACGGCAGAGGGAAGGTGTCCGCTGTCTGTGCGGCTGTGGCCGTCCGGTAGCACGTCTCAACCGGTACGCCGATGAGTGCAAAGCAGCGGGGAAGAAAGCAATATACGCCCGGCAGCTCCAGCGACAGAAGGACCAGCGCACGAAGAAGCTTGCCGACAGCGCACCGCCGGAGCCGAAGCGACCCGTACTGACCGACGAGGAGCAAGCCGCCATCAACAAGGCCGAAACTGAGCGCACCGCCGCCGCCTTTGCGGAGTGGATACGCGAAACGATGGGGCTGATTACCGGCAAGGGCAAGCCGCTTGCCTCCCCGGTGCGCCACCTTTCCCCCGAAGAGATAGCGGAGCTTTCGCAGAAGTACCAGCCACCGAAGGGGAGGACCGTCAACCCTTACTCGCCAATGTGCTGTTAATAGGAGCCGCCATGCCACAAGATACCTGCCCCAAATGTCAAGGATTAGGCAAAGACCTTGCCGCACCGGCCGTCCGCGCCAAAGTACCAAACACTGTGCCTGGGATGCCCCGCTACAAGCTTGTTCAACCCCTATGCCCCGCATGTGGTGGGGCTGGAATCAAATTACAGGAGGTAGTAACATGCCAGTGACCTATTACACAGAACGAGAGCATAAGAAAATCGTTGAGGAATTGCAGAGCAAAGGGTTAGCACTGGCGCAGCAGGTTTGCGAATTAAAAGGGTTTGACTGCATAATCGGTGTGGGTGGTTCGCCCATTGGCGGGAAAGGATCCTACTGTTGGGAATGTCCCGCAGAGCACAGTTGCCCGTATCCCTACAAGCAGTGGCCAAAATAACTACATGTCTGGTGAACTAAAAGGAGGAAGTATGACCCCACAAGACCCTAAGACCCGCGCCAAGGAACTGGACCCAACGGGCAGGGCATCCGGCGATGCTGGCGCAAAGCTGGACGCTGGCAAGACCCGCCTAGGCCTCATGATACACAGCTTTCCCCGCGCCCTTGAAGAAGTGGGGAAGGTGACGACCTTTGGAGCCGCCAAGTACAGCCCCGGTGGATGGCAGCATGTACCGGATGGCGTGGCGCGGTATACGGACGCCCTTTACAGGCACCTGCTAGCCGAGGCAAGGGGCGAAGTGGTAGACCCTGACAGCCAACTCTTCCACGCTGCACAAAGCGCATGGAACGCTTTAGCTCGGCTGGAACTGATGCTGAGACAACCCGCCTTGCCGGGGAGCCAGCGGTATACCGAGATACATACCGACTTGCCGCCCGAAGAGGTGGCGCGGATCGTCAACGATAGCGGCATCTAGCCCACCCACTCATGAGGAAAGGCTTGACACCCTGCCGGGGTTTTGGTAGGGTGGGGGTACATATTTGAGTAACTTGACGGCATCGGGGGATGTCGGCTAGAATAAACTCCGGTTTCAGCCTTGTTGCTTGAGGCTAACCCCTTGAACCCTGCAGAGTGCGCCCCCGAGCCTCTGTGGGGTTTCTCGGTTTTTATGCTATGGGCATGGTAGCAAAAGGAGCGGCAAGCAATGGCAAAGTTACCCCCCCTTCCCGACCTCAGTTGTTTCATGTGTGGCAACCCCGTAGAAGGCCCCCGCAGGCGACTTCAAGAATACATTCGTAAGGGCAGAGCATACTGTTCCGGGTCGTGTTCGACTGAATTTCTTCGCATCAACTCTTCAACCACTATGGCCGCGACAAACCGCAAGTACGCTTCGGCCAGGATGACAAAAAAGAACCCCATGGCATCCGATGCCTGTATTTTAAAAATGAAGGCGACCAAGAGCGCCAACGGCACACTCAATCGAGCGCCAAAGGGAAGGGGTGGTAACGGCAAGGTTTCAGTTATTCAAGAGTCATTGGCAAAGGCTTTAGGGTGGGGAATGGAGCATGTTGTTCCGCTTGGCATGGGGCGCGGCAATGGATACCCGACCCACTACAAGATAGACATAGCGGAGCCTGAAACCATGATAGCTATTGAGGTTGACGGACATAGCCACCACAACAAGATAGCTAGGGAGCGGGACGCCAGGAAAGAGGCAAAACTGAGAGAAATGGGGTGGCAAGTTCTACGGTTTACCAACAGGCAAGTAAGAGAGGATTTGACCGGCTGTGTTGATGCCGTGCTTGCCGTCTATTTGCGGCAAGACTCATAAGGGGGTTTACCGTGGTGGACCCCGATAAGGATTGGATCAGGCTCCATAGGCATTTGCTCATCAACGAAATGTGGCAAGATGAACCGTTCACGCGCGGCCAAGCTTGGGTTGACATACTGATGTTTACCAACTGGCAGGACGGGGTTGCAACCGTCAAGGGTGTTACTGTGCCTTACACGCGCGGCCAGGCTTGCCGGTCAATGAAGCAACTTGCGCTCAGGTGGAAGTGGTCCGAGGGAAAGGTCAAACGTTTTCTTGAATCGCTCCGCGAATTGGGGCAGATTGACTTTCAGAACTGGACAAAAAACGGAGCGCAAACGGAGCGCAAACGGAGCGCAAACGGAGCGCAGAACGGAGCGCAGAACGGAGCGCAGAAAAACGCCATAACTACCTTGATTACAGTCACAAATTACGAGTTTTACCAGTCTGGCAGAGCGCAAAACGGAGCGGTTAATGAAGGGAATTCCGGCAAAGTTGGTGCAAAGTTCCAACAAAAAACGGCGACGGATAAAGAAGTTAAAGAAGTTAAGAAGGAAGAAGAAAAGCTACGGCGGCTTTCCCCTGAGCAGGTAAAAGGGCTTTACCTTCAATACGCGGGGGTTCTCCAAATTGGGGGGCAGATGCCTGTGCTAGTAGACATAGCCAACACGTTCCAGGCCGATATCATAGAGGAAGCATTTCAGGCGGGAGCGGCAGGGAACAAGCGCGGGCCGGGATACCTCAACTGGTGCCACGCCAGAATGAAGGGTAGGGTTGAAGCCGTAGCGGTTACAGAGTGTGAACAGTCAGCCGAAGGTGACAAACAAATCGCCTACCTCAAATCATTAGGATACCATGACCTATGCTCTACGCCGACGAAATAGCAGAGAAGGAACTGATAGGCAATCTGCTGAACGATGCTGATTGCGCCGTTGATGTCATGGGGTATTTGTCAGCCGATGATTTCACTCTCGCCCCACTTGCAACCGCATACGACGCGTTTTGCGACGCATATTCAAATGCGGAGCGCACCGACATAAGGATGATAGCTGAAAAGGCCAAGATTGCCCCCGCGCTACTTGCGGAGTGCATGGAGCTTGGTTTCATGTCGGCTAACATCCGGTGGAGGGCATCCAAGATTGTTGAGCACTCACACCGCCGCCGCACAATATCCGAGTGCCGGCAGTTGGCCGCGCAGCTTGCCGACATGTCCGGTGCGGAGATCAGCGGCAAGCTTTCCGAGATAGCGGCCAGCATCACGCTTAAATCCAGCGAAAAGAAAATTTACGGTTCGTCTGAGTTGATAAAACGTGTGGTAGCGTCGCAGGAAACCAGGATGAAAGGCAAGGGTGCAATTGACGGCATCCTTACAGGGTATACCTACACCGACCAGCAGATAAGGGGGATGAAGCCTAAGCGTGTCACTGTCATTGCTGCTGGCACGGGGTTTGGCAAGACAAGCTTGGCGCTCAACCTTTTCAACAACGCAGTTAAGGCTAGTGTTCCATCTCTCTATGTCTCTAACGAGAATGACATTGACGACAACCTCGACCGCCTTTGTGCTATGACTGCCAAGGCCGACATGAAACAGGTAGAGAGTGGATCGGCGTATGAAACCATTGCTCATTCCTTCATGCGCCTTTACAAAGACAAGCCCGTTTTTATTTCCGACAATTCCCCGCGCAACATTGATGAGGTGTGCGCCACGATTAGCAAGTATGCCATTCAGCACGGCATTAAGTTGGCAGTGGTCGATTACATCGGGGAGATCAGCGGCGAGGGGAAACATAGGGAAAGTGAAGAGGCCATGTTTGCACGGTATAGTCAGCGGCTTGTTGACTGCGCCAAGATCCACGGCGTTCACATCATAATCCTGGCTCAGCTCAACAGGGAGGGTAACAAGAAGGGTAAGCCGAGCAAGGCAGAGTTGGCCCTTTGTTTCCGTCTCGCGCAAAAGGCGCACACCATGCTGTTGTTCTGGCAGGACGAAGGGGACCAGGACGTTATCACTATAGAGAAGAACCGGCAGGGTCCAGCCAAGGTTGATATTGCCGTCACCTTTGACCGACCGACGCAGCATATCAGGGAAGAGGGTTTCTGGGTCAGCAGTCGCAAGGAGATATTCCGGCCCCGCGTCAGCGATCCTAATGAGCCTTGCCCCTACTAGGAGCCGCAATGTTAAAACGAGAGATACTGGATGAAGAAATTTGGGAGTGTTCAGACGAAGAGGCGCGGGAGGTTTGGGCCAATAACCCCGATGACCGTCACCGTATCTGGACCCACGACGAAGTAACCGCCCACCTCCTAGACACCCCTGATCAGTTGCAGGAGTGCCTGTCGCGGAAAAGAGAGAAGCCGGGGAGGTTGGGGTGAGGTATCACATCCCGTAAAACAGGAGGTGTCGTGATGGCAGGATGTAAGGCTTGCAGGGAAAGGGGTAAAGATTGGCAGGGTGATGACCCGAAGTGCGCCTTTGTGAAAGACGGCATTTTTACCGGCGTGTTTAACCCTGACAACTGGAATTGCGCGACCATAAAAAAACTTCGCGACCTTTGCGTCTCCGTGTGCTGGAACGAAGACCAGAACGCCGCGCTGCTCCCCGGTGTCGAGTCTCAACACATTCTTTTGACGTGGTACAAGCGGCGCGGCAGGACTGAAGGCGCTTTTATGCTGAATGACGGCGTTGCTATGCCTCTTCTCATCACGGAAGCGGAACAGGTGATTAGCACCACGCCTACGCCAAAAGAGGACGATTGCGCCCCGGAGTGCTGGTGATGGCAAGGGTAAAAACGAAAAGGGGTTAGCATGAGAGTAACAGCCGCAGAGTATGAGGCTATGATAGCACGCAGAGCGCAAACTAAGCCTCCGGTATCCACTACACCAAGAACGCCGTCAAATGACCCCGCCAAGGCGCAGGAAGTGGCAAAAGGGAATAGGGGGAAGGGTGCCATAGCGCCGGGAAAGTTCCAGGGGGAGAATTTAACGCTGATTCTCCCCTTCAAGCTGCCGACGTGGAACGCCCTACTAGCCATGAACCAGTGGAAAAGGGCAAAGGTGCGCCACTGGCTGCACGATGCCATATCACTGTTATCTCCCACCGAAGGAGACTCGCGGACCCTGACGGTATCAGCATCAAGGCTGTGCTCGATGGGATTGTCCATAGAGGCATACTACCGGATGATAACGCCGGGGTCATCGCAGAAATCAGGAGCCAGCAAGTCAGAAGCGAAGAGGATCAAACGGTGATTTACATAACCTGGGGGGAATAGATGGCAAAGCACACTTGCACAGTTTGCGGCACAGTAGGAGAATGGAGCAACAAATGGAGCTGGTACGGCAGCATTAACCACATGGACGCTTGCCCCGATGATCTGCCGAAGGCTTGCTGCGACCAGTGCGCGAAGGTGATGGGGGAGAAGATAGAAAGCGGGGAGTGGGTGCTGCCGATGCTTGGGAAAGGTGGACGTGGTGGCCCGAATGTGGTTGCTCCGCGCAAGGGATATTAGGTAAAGCAAAGGCCCCTTTCCTTTCGGATCGGGGCCGGGTGCTATTCGTGCCAGGTGAGATACACGGTGGAGTTCAAAGGGGGTATGTCCCCCTCGGCAATGGTAACGTCAATAGTGGGAACCATCCCTCGCCGCCCACTGATAAGCCCGCTCACGCTCTTCTCTACAGGCTGTTTCTTGGGGCGCTGGTAGGAGCCGGTGAGTTTGACCATCTCAAATCCGGGGCTCATAACACGGCTGGCCTCTTCTTTTGTGTGGTAGGTGCCGAGGCATCCCCCGTTTTTGGGGGTATAGACCGAGTATTGTGTGACCTCCACCGTCTCCATCTCAGGGAGAGGGTTTACCAAACAGTCAATGTGCTTGAGAGTGGGGCCGCCAAGCGACGGGTCAAACTTCACGATGAAATCTACAGCCGATTTAAGTGCTTCCTTGTACCGCTCAATCTCTGACTTCATACTCCCTCCTTGTAATGGGCTATTTGCCCTCGTCTAGCTCGGTGGCGGATTTATCCCTACGCTGCGCCTCTTTCCTCATCCCCGCCACCTGTTCCTCAGTCACCCCTGCCGCTCCGTCTATCTGGCCGCTGAGATGGTAGAGGGTGAGGGTGCCTAGGACGATGATAAAGAGGGTGAGCCAACCCATGAAACGGGCGCTACGGGGTCTGGTCATCATGGGTGGCCTCCTTATGGTACAGTATGGCCATTGAGCAGACGCCGACCAAGTATCCCAAAAAATAGTAAAAGGCCGGCGCTTTGACAAAGCTTCCAATATCCAAAACCGCGCTGATGGTCACGCCCAACACTATCCATAGTATAGCCGCCAGTATTTTCATTCCCCCTCCCTCCTATCCCTACCTGATTTACATTCCATCATAATCCTCCTTAGTTCCCGATAGAGCCATTAGGCACATCATCAAAACCCCCAAGAAAGCGCCGGCAACCAGGCCAGCGAAGAAATACAGCGCGTGGCTGATGGTCATGGTGCCCCCTCCTCTGCTAGGGCGCAAGCTTCAGCGTAATCGGTGGCAGTAGGGCAGAGTAGGTCGTTGTTGTCGCCGTTGCGATACCACCACGCGCGGCATCTGGTGTTGTCTGTGGTGTCGGCTATCTCAAAAGGGCATTCGTTGCAAGTTACCTGACCCGCCGCCCCCTTGAACTCCGGTTTGTCTTTTGTCATACCCCTACCCCTTGTCGTATGATAGCCGCTTCTGCCGGGAAATGAAGCGTCATGCAAGGAGGGCAAATAGTCGCAGTCTCCCCCGTGGCGCCGTTCCCCTCTTTCGTTCCCTGGCCCTCCCCACAGCACATGCACTTGCGCGGCATGGAGGTAATTCGGTGGTCGGGGCCGACTATCTCCCTGACAGCGGAGAGGGTGTCGGAGAACAACTGGTCCCGGTCCAGGTGGTTATCGTATCGGACGGATTGCATGGTGCAGAGTGCGGCAACAGCAACGGTAAGAGCCTGGGCTAGTTTCTCCTGCATTACTCCCTCCTTGTGGTATTAAATAACTGCAAATAGTCAAAATCGTTTCGTTTTTCCCTTCACCCCTGCGCCACCATCTCGCCCGGTCACGCTGAGGCTCCTTCACCGTTTACCCGCTACGTGGCGCTGATAGGCGCTCAAACTGCCTTGACGTTCATGATGGCCTGTTCGATAGCCGCGACCGTTCCTAGCGGGAAACTGCCGCCATTGCTCATAGCTTTGCCCATGACCTCACAGACCTTGGCAGCGCAGGAATGGCGGGTGTCCCTGTCCTGCTCCTGTAGCAAGGTATTGACAGCACGGGCAACATCTGATCTTGCCGCATCGCTTAACCCACGCACGATGGGGTGATTGTTAACAAAATCCAGCGCTTTCTCAATTGAAGTTTTCATCAATCCCTCCCCTTTAGCTGTGTACCTGCCAACAGGCCAATAAAAAACATTGCCGCGCCAAACAACAGCCCAGTGCCAGCGGATGACCAAGGTATCAACTCCATAGCTATCTATCCCCCTTTAGCTGTGCGTCACGCTGTGCCTCTTTTTCTTCCAGGGCGCGAAGAGCTTGCACAAAGGTGTCAGCATAGCTCCTAGCGCGGGTCTTTTCCTTCAGCCGCTTGAATAGCGCACTGTCGGCAAGCGGTACGTTGATGTGGTGGGTGGTGTAGCCTTTCATTGGGTCTCCTTTTCGCGCTGTTTGTTCCACAGCCTTTCCGCACCTTTGCGGGTTTTTGCCCACGGACCCATGCCGGGATAGCAAGTGCTGCAATTCACTGTGTAGCCGTGGCCCTGAGATGTGCAGTAGGTAGACCAGATAGAAACCTCAGACCCGCAACCGCATTTTTCCAGTTCTGGTGGTTTGTGGGATGCTTTGCACAGGTTGGCATCAGGTAGATGGTTCCCGCAAGTGGGGCACTGTTCGTAATTCATCATAGGGTCATCCACAATGTACTCCGTTTGCCCGGTTTAGCCGCCGGGCGCGGCGCGGGGTTAATTAGTGGTGAGGTTGTGCTTCATTACATGGGATTCTTTGGACCACACGGGGAAAGCCCCCTCTGCCCCGGCATAACCGTCTATAAACTGGACTACGGCCACTAATGCGCCAGTTTTTTTACCAGGATACTCTTTTACGATTCTGCAAGGTTGCCCGTTGAATTTTGCGCTTTCAAATTTGCGGTTCATGGTGCCCCTCCCGTTGGTTTGTGCATCACTGTTGAAACAACTATATAGCAAATACGTAGTATGTCAACAAGTAAAATGCTACATGGCAAATCATTTTTACCGACTTAGCGACCGCAGCCCGGCAGGGCCGAGACTCGTAGAGGCTCGGGGTGAAACCCTGCAGAGCGGCCCGAAGGGCAAGGCCCAAAGAAAAGGCCACCGTCTCCGATGGCCCTTCTCTACTTCCCACTAAGCGTACTGATCTTGATATACTCCGTTAGCGACACCCCCATGGTTTGCGGGTGACTGTCAGGGACGGGTGCAGGGAGACGGTGAAGCCGTCGCAAAGAGACCCTACCTTGATAGTGCCCCAAGGGCGCTCTTTCTCTCCATAAGTTTTTATTGACTTGCCGCTAATGAAACGAGTATGATTACGCGCAACGAGCTGTTAGCGTTCGGGTCATCTGGGGCTAGTGCCCGTTAGAGGCCTCATCAGTCAACCCCCTGAGCTAATGCGGGCCCTCCCCCAGTCGTTAGCCCTTGCACCTTGGTACGGGCGAGACCAGGTTGACCGCCGGGAAAGGCCGGCAGCAGTTTACATTCACCCGAGAGGGTTTCTGAGGTAGGCATGACGATTGAACTAATGCAGGGTGTAAGGTCCCGTTACTGGTATCCCGTCATCCACCGATTCCCCAGCGGGGCGCGGCAACTTGCATGGGGGAGGCTGCGCGTAACGTGGCAACGATGGTTCTTCGCTTACATGGGCCAAGGTAATTGCTGGAAGTGGAAATTCAGCGTCAACCGCTATGCCAACGGATGCACGCATTACATTTTCTGGCGTTTACTGTTAAGCGTAGGTTAGATCAACACCGTTCCCGCTCTGCTTAGGCATCGGGCTTGTAAGACCCCTTAGCTCAAAGAGAGCCCCAACACAGGTTGGGAGGTGCCGGAGAGTTACCGGTAGGGGGCAACAGATACACAGACAGGGGATAACCTTTAGATGTGGCAAAATCTGATTTCTGGCCTCGCCCCTGTCGGCCTTCGGGCTTAGTAAGTTCGGGACCAGTTATCGGACAAGGCCGGGAGCCTGCGGGAACGTTCAAGGCTTCAACAACCACCATGGGGAACACATAGGAGGGAGTATGCGTGTGATAAAGGGCGGAAGGGCTGACAAACTAGGAATCACCTTTAAGTTGTCTCCCCTGGCAACACGTCTGAGCCAACTCGGCAACGAATGGCAGCGAGTGATAAAAGACCCCGCATCGTACACCAAAGGGCGTCTCAGTTGATTTTGAACCCCGGACGCCTCTGATACAAGCGCACCATCCGGGGTAGAGCATAAGAACGTACGGTGGCGGAATGCAAAGTGGTCGAGCGGCCCGACTGTGAATCGGGTAACTAGCGGGTTCAAGTCCCGTCTTCCACCCCAATAAAAAGGCAAGCGCATGAACCTATCAGACCGCACCATTAACCCCCTCACCACCCGCCGTGCTGTTTTCCAGCAGCAGGGGAACGCCGCCCTCACCTACTCCATCGACTACACCGCCATGCTCAACGGGGATGCTATCACGGCGTCAACGTGGGCATGTAGGGATGCTATCAGCATAGCCCCATCTCTCAACGGCCAGGTGGCGAGTGCTTTTGTTGGGGGCAAGGCGGGGAACTACACCATAGTCAACAAAATCACCACCGCATCGGGGCAGACGGATGAACGGCTGATAGTGCTGAACATCCGCGCTAACGATGAAGGGGTGCAGGGGGATTACGTATAATGGGACCGGGGGAACGGCTGGCGTCGGCGGTCATGGCGGTTACAGCGTTGGCCTTGTTGATATGGGTGGCATGGAGGTGATGCGTGATGGTAGGTGAGTTTGACGATGACAGGTATGACGTGCCTATCGATAACGTTCCGCCATTCCGGTATTTCAGCATATTTAGCGTGTGGAACCCAAAAGTCCGCGCTCGGCTTGTCCGTAGTGGGGCTATTACGATACTGCATGATCCTGAAGAGGTAATGGGCTAATGGCAGGAGGGAAGAAACAGCAAGGGGATGAGACGGCCAAACACGCAGGAGGGAGACCGCCCAAGTTTGCCACGCCTGAACTCTTGCAACATGCCATCGATGAATACTTTGAGTCTTGCTGGGTGGACAAGGTAACGGAGACCACGGACAAAGACGGCAAATGCACCATGTCGGAAGTTCGTTATCAGCAAAGGCCCTACACCATTGCGGGGCTTGCCTACCATCTGGAGATGACCACGCAGGCGCTCAGGAACTACGAAGCGAAAGATGAGTTTCTTTGCATTATAAAAAGGGCAAAGCAGAAAGTTGAAATGAACATCGAAGAGCAGCTCATTGACGGCAAGAGCGCTGCTGGCCCTATTTTCTGGCTCAAGAACCATGCAGGGTACACCGACAAGTCAGAAACGGCGCTTACCGGTCCGAACGGTGGGCCAATTATGGTTCACAAGCGCGAACTCACCGAAGAGGAACTTTTAGCTATAGCATCCAAAGCATGATTACCCCCGCCGAAGCCGCCCGCGAAATCCTAGACCGCCGCGCAGCCCGTAAAAGCCTCATAGACTACACCCGCTACACCATGCCAGGGTTTGAAGAAGCCCGGCACCATCGTTACATCTGCCAAAAGCTTGAAGAGTTCGCACAGAAGGTACTCCGTAAGGAGTCGCCTCGATTGATGATCTTTGAGCCCCCCCGCCACACCAAGACCGAACTTGTCTCCAAACGTTTTCCCGCATGGTTCTTAGGGCAGCACCCTGAATTGCAGTACATGAGCGCGTCATATAATGATGACTTTGCCAGCGATATAGGGCGCGAAGTGAGGAATATCTTTGGGAGCCAAGAGCACCTTAACGTGTTCCCAGGCGTGGCCCTCCGCGCTGATTCCAAGGCTGCTAACCGCTGGCACACAAACGAGGGGGGCATTTATGTGTCTATCGGCGTTGGCGGTGCGGGTACAGGCCGGGGCGCTCACATTTTCGGGATTGACGACCCTTTCAAGGATTGGGCGGAAGCAAGCAGTGAGACGATACGCAACCGCAAATGGGATTGGTTCACGTCTGTTGTCCGCACAAGGATGATGCCTGGTGGTGGGATAATTGTGACCCATACCAGATGGTCGGATGACGACATAGCGGGGCGGCTGCTGAAGAAGATGGAGGAAGGCTGCGAGCAGTGGGACGTCATCAGCCTCCCGGCCATTGCTCTTGAGAATGACCAATTAGGGCGCAAACCAGGGGAAGCCCTTTGGCCGGAATGGTACGGGTTGGACTCCTTGGAGCAAATCAGAATGACGCTCTCCCCGATGCAATGGAACGCGCTATATCAGCAGAACCCTATCCCCGAAGAGGGCGATTATTTTAAGACCGATTGCTGCCAATGGTACGAGACGCGCCCCAAGCACCTACGCATTTACGGAGCATCCGACTACGCAGTGACGGACGGCGGCGGCGACTTCACCGAGCATGGGATATTTGGCGTTGATCCCAACGATGACCTCTACATTCTCGATTGGTGGTACGGGCAGACCACATCCGACGTGTGGGTGGAGGAAAAGCTTGACCTGGTGCAGCGGCACAAGCCGATAGCATGGTATGGCGAAGCTGGCCCGATCCGCCGCGCTGTGGAGCCTACACTGTTGAGGCGCAGCAAGGAGCGCCGGGTTTACTGTGACTTCCAGTGGCTAGCGTCCATCACGGACAAGCCGACCAGGGCGAGGGGCTTTCAATCCCGGTGGGCCATGAAGAAGGTCTATCTCCCCGCCAACGCCGCTAACTCCCCGTGGGCCGCCCGACTCCTGCGCCAGCTCTCCCGTTTCCCTGCCGGTGCGGAGGATGACGGAGTTGACGTGTGCTCGCTCATTGGCAGGGCGCTGGACAACATCTTTGGTGCCAGTGCTCCGACAGTGGAGCAGAAGAGCCGAATGGACTACTCCCCCGTTGATGACGATGACGAGGAAGGGTGGAAGACGGCTTGACCAAATAAGTGTTTACAATGCGCTCCCAATGGTGTAAATTGGTGCAGAGTTTGCGCCTTGTCCCATAGGAGAACACCATGCCACGAAGAAACATCACCCTCAGTTCCCGCCACGACAAGATTCTAACTTCCCTTTCCTCAAAGCTTGACATTTCCATGACCGAAACCATGCAGCGGGCGCTGGAACTCCTCGAAGAGAAGGACGCGCAGCGGGATAAGGAGGTTGGCAAGTGTTGAGGCTAGATAAGGATGGTGCAATTAGGTTGACGATAAAAGGGGAAGTAGTCGCCACTTTAGACCGCATTGCAGTACGAGAACTGACAGCAGCGCAACTTGTACAGTGGGAGAATCATGTAAGGCTAGACCACTACGAGAGGTCCAAAGGTTTTTATTGCAGCAAAAATCAGAGGGATTCAAGAGAGGTGGAAATATCGGCCAGAAGGCTTGAAGCCTACCCTCTCGCCGAGATCCAACCCCTTGATGATTTCAACGCGCATTGGGAAGGAAAGCGGGACTCTGCAATAGACAACTAGTTGGACCACACAAAGGGGGAGAGATGAGGGCAAGGAGAGTGATAGGTGCAGCACTTGTCGCGCTGCCGTTTATCGGGGTTGCCGTTGTCGGATGCTTATATGCAGGTTACGGCAGCGTTGTCTTTGCGTTCGGGATGACGTTCGCTATTGTCGCCGTCGTTTCGTTGGGGCTCCACTTGTGTTCACCTGGGGAAAAGGATTCGCGGGCGCCCATGTCCGCGAAGTCCTACACTGTTGACGAACTGGTTACCCTTGCGAGGCAGGATAACGACCTTTTGCCGTGGGCTTTTACCGCCAACTGCCACATGTGCGGTGGCGTCGGTGCTTTCCTTAACTGGTTGCGGCAACAGGACAGCATAAAGGAGGGGTGCGAGAAATGATAATCACATTTGTGCTGGAAACAGTGGCCGTCCTGTGTGCCGGTGTTGCTACATCGGTGGTTATTACCCCTGTCATGTTTAAATATCTTCATAAGATAACTTGGCGCGAACTTTGGGACGTGGTGAAAGCCACAGATTTGCGGGGATAACACAGGGAGGGTGCGAGAAATGAGCTTTGACTGGAAAGAGGGAGAACCGCCCAAAAATGGCAGAACCTACCTTTTGAAGTTCAAGGGCGGGATCATTTGCACTGGTGAATGGAGATATGGGAGGTTCGCAACGCCCATTGCGTGGTCAACAGAAGGGTGCAAGATATGACCCGCCACTGTGAATGCGGCCTCCCCCTAGTCCAGAAACCCCGCGAGAGCGCCACTGCCTTCGCCTCCCGCCGCTATTGCAACTCCGCGCACCGTTACCGCTACTTTCGCCCTGCGCCAGCTAGCAAGAATTTCGGCATGGAGCGCACCAAACCGGACGGACGGCAGAGAACGGGGCAGGGGCTGTTACATTACCTTTACAGTAGGCCAAAAGCATAGGAGGAGTCATGAACGGCAAAGTGGACGATAACACTTACACGGATATCCGCAAAGAGTGGGCGAGAACTGCATTAGAAACGTATACTAAGGCCATAGAGGTTAATTTGCGGCAGATCTTCCAGTCCAAATTAGGCTTGACCGTTCCTCCAGGCAGCGACAAGGAGGCGTTAAAAGCGTTTGTGGACGGTAATGGCTTGTCCATCCAGGCAGCGCCTTTGCCGTTACCTACTCTTTTTGTGTTGGTCCAGCACGGGAAGGAAATAGGCCGATTTAACCTTTTGCAACAGTAGGCCGCTGCCGCAGGCGACGAGGTAGGGGGGCATGATGACCGAACCGATACGCATTGCAGTACCTTTAAAGGAACTGGAAGGACTGGAATCTTTTCTCGGCAGGTTTGAAGAGCCAAGGGTCAGATACCAGCCGGACCAGATTGCTATGCAGCGAGAACTGATAGCAGAGTTGCGGTCAGTGATCCAGACGGCACAACTAACACTCAATGGGTGGATGAATGAGAAAGCCTAGATACCTCAACCAAGAGAGCAAAGCTAAGGCAAAAAGGGCGAAGGAAATAATAGATCGATTAGCGGAACAGGATGGGTGGTCCAAGCAGCTAGGACTCCCTGTGCCTGTTCAATACACGTTGCAAGAATGGGAACACCTGTACCCGCTGGGTCTGGGGAGGAAGTTAAACGCTAAGATCATGGCAGGCAGAATAAAAACCCTTGACTAATTAGAATTATCGTGGTACTTCCACATTAACTCCCTCCCCTTTAAACATGGTGACAGCCCTTTATCGGGCATTTCGGGCGCGAATAGGATTTGTACAGTCTGCGCTTCCATTGCCGGTATGAATGGGTGCATGGCTCACCGGCACAGTTTCAAACAAGGCACCTTGCCACTAGCATCAACGGCGTGACCGCCCTAGACCAACCTTTTGTATGCCCTACCTTTAGCGGGGGAAAAGCTGGCACCGTACCAGCCTGGGCATATAGCAACATACGGATACCTTGCGGAGGTATGTTTTATGGAGAAGCTGCGCCAAAAGATTGTCAACAGTTCTATACCGGAACCTATGTCTGGTTGCTGGTTGTGGGAAAAGGGACTAGATAATTACAGGCTGTATGGGTGGACGTGGTATAACAACAAGAACATTCGGGCACATAGGGCGGCTTTCCTAGCTTTCAATGGTGATATCCCAAGTGGCTTAATGGTTTTGCATAAGTGTGACAATCCAAAATGTGTTAACCCACAGCACTTGTTTCTTGGCACCAACAATGACAACATGAAGGACATGGCCTTTAAGGGACGCTCCTGCCGTGGAGAAATCAACAAATGTGGTAGACACGGCAAGGCCAAACTCACGGAGTCTGATGTTGTCAATATACGCAAGGACACCCGATCTAGCGCAGAGATAGCTAAACAGTACGGTATTGACCAAGACCACGCAACAGCCGTCAGGGCTGGTAGAAGTTGGAAGCACGTAAAGTAGAGCAAAAACAGCCATAGCCATTAGGGCGAAGGCTGAAAAGACGGGATAGTCAAAATGGAGACAGCCCGCACTATGGCCGAGAAAGCCGTTCTCACCCTCACCACTGCTGTTCAATATTTCGAAGATGCCGAAGAGGCGTCTTACGACTCCCGCACATCTGCCGAAAAAGCACGCGATTATTACGACCACAAGCAATGGACGGCGAGTGAAATAGCCACTCTCAAGAAACGCCGTCAGCCTATCATCACCCGCAACCGCATCAAGCCCAAGGTTGATTTCCTCAAGGGGATGGAAACCCAAACCCGCACCGACCCCAAGGCATTCCCCCGCACCCCTGGCGACGATGACGCGGCATCCGCTGCGACCGACGCCATCCGCTTTGTTTGCGACCAATCCAAATTCACCGATACCAAATCCGGTTGCTTTGAGAACCTGACCATCGAGGGCGTATGCGGCGTCGAGGTTTACGCCAAGCCTGGCCGTGGCAAGGATATTGACGTTTGCATCCGGCGCTTCCAGTGGGATCGCCTGTTTTGGGACGCTCACAGCCGGGAGAAGGATTTCTCCGATGCTCGCTATCGCGGCGGCGTTATCTGGATGGACTTTGAGGAAGCTGTTGAGCGTTACCCGAAGAAGCGCGAAGCGTTAGCCTCCACCCTCGCCAACGAAGGAACCATCTCCAGCACCTACGATGACACTCCCCGGCTCCGGTGGGCTGATGACAAGCGCAAGCGGGTGCGCGTCGTCAAACTGGAGTTCAAGCGCGGGGAAGAGGTTTACACTTGTGAGTTCACCAAGGGCGGCTTTCTCGTTGATCCTGAACCCTCGCCTTACGTGGACGAGAACGGCGTCCCTGAGTGGTCGATACTGCTCCAATCGGCGCACGTTGACCGTGAGGGCAACCGTTACGGGTGGGTGCAGGCATGGCTTGACCTTCAGGACGAAATCAACAAGAGGGCATCCAAGGGGCTACACCTTGCGTCCGTACGGCAGACCTTTGGCACCAAAAGCGCCATACAGGACGTGAATAAGGCCAAAAGGGAACTTGCCAAGCCGGATGGACACCTTGATGTTGAAATGGGGGAGTTTGGGAAAGACTTCGGCATCCTCCCCACTGGCGACCTTGCCGCCGCCCAGTTCAGCATGTTACAGGAAGCAAAGCAGGAGATTGACTCGGTAGGCGTCAATGCAGCTCTCTCTGGCTCCGATCAGCGGGGATTGAGCGGCAAGGCCATCGGCAGGTTGCAGCAGGGCGGTAGTACCGAGATAAAGCCCCTCCTTGACTGCCTCGCATCCTTCAACAACCAAGTTTACCGCACTGTGTGGAACCGCATCAAACAGTTCTGGACCGCTGAAAAGTGGATACGCGTTACCGACGATGAGAACAACCTGAAATGGGTAGGGCTGAATCAGCCTGTTACCCTTGGTCAGCAGTTGCAGGAAGAAATGGGCGAGTTGCCGCCCGAGTTCGCCA